ATTAGTACCCTTCTCATTGCGTTCTCCTATCGTGCTACATTCTTGCCCCATATTTTGTAGCACATGTCATGCCGCGTAATTACTGCTAATTATGCGGCACAAGTTATGCCCGCTATTTACGTCTAATTAGCGGGCACAAAACTGCACAGGTTTTTGTCCATGAAAAAGATGTTGACTATTGCATTGATTGCTACTAACTATACAGGACTATCAATCAACCAAGGAACAGACCAATGAAACCTTTCTACTACACATGGACTAATGCACAGGGCGTAAAACGCACTGCCAACCTTCATTGGGATGGCACTGTTAGCATTCACCCTGACTATCTTAACTGGACAATGGATCAGATTAAGGAGCGTATCCGTAAGCAGCAAAACCTTGTCGCTGCACAGTGGGATCGTACTGACATCGTATGGCGCAATACTCGTTTGCGCTGGCTGGCATCTCTTAATGCCTTGCTCCAGTATAATTTGGGAGTTCAGGCCAATGACTAACCGCGACATCACGATTAATTACAGCAGGTCTGAAGGCTGGTGGAAGACTACTCTTGAAGACTTGTGGGTTACCATCCTTGAGGGTGGCAGTAACTATTGGGTGGACAGGATCGACTACGACAAGCCCAAGGGCATGTTGTTCAAGGACGATCTTCCTAGCCTGAAGAGCGGCGAACATCTCGCAGAAAATTTTGAGGTGACGATCAGTCATGGCGCAGACGAATGGGACTCTCGCGTCTACAGCGAGACTGTTACGGTCAAGACGTTTGACGTTATCTACGATGGCATCAAGCTTCTGTCTGATGACGTTAAGATGACTATCATGACCAATGGTGATTGGGACGCGAATGACGCTGACCATATCTTCCAGCTTGGTGTGTTTGGGGAGGTTCGTTATGGGTGATAGAGATTGGACTTTGAGTTTCCTGTCTTCCGTCGCAGGAATAGTAACGGCTACATCTGGTGAAGGAGACACAACCCGAATGTTTTCATGGGGCGCTCCTAACTCACCTGATTACTGGATGCACTACATCATTGATGATAACGGCAAAGAGGGCATTCTTGTTCATGAAGAGTATGCCCCCGAAGATATGCTCTACACGATTATGGGCTATGGCGCTTATCACGGCATCAACGTAGAGGTGGACTGATGGCTAACAAGATCGACAGCGGCATCCATCTGGTGCTGACATATTACGAGGCTGTGGCGGTTTTACGCGCCATGGCCGACGCTGAGTTTGGGCAGTTGAACGACAATGATCAGTTGGACAGCTTGCCTCAAGAAGAGGCGACAGTTCGTCAAGCATGGGACCGCGTAAAATACAAAATATATGACGAGTTAAAAGATAGCGCGGAGCATGCGACATGAGCCTTCCACCTGCACCGACAGATCGGCTGAAGAGAGCATTAAGCGACGCTGCACCCGGTTTTAGTAAAATTGTTCCGGATTTTCTGAATGATGGCCCTACGCTGGCTAATTCAGTTCTGGGCGCTGAAGCTATGCGACGTAACATGCAGGTCGAGATCGCCACATCACAGAAGTTCGTCGTGGATAAAAGCCTGATGACTGAGGTAACAACCGCATCAATGGCGCGGCCAAAGAACCTGCTTGAAATGCTGTACAGAGGCATCCCCGCTTTCGATAATATGTTTGTCGAGTGGGATGAGTTTGACGCACAAGAGGCGCGTCATAGGGCGATGAATAAGTATGTGCCGAACATGTATGTGCAGTGGGAGCCGGATGAGCGCTGTAAAGGCCGCAAGAGAGGTTTCCATATCCAGCGCGTCAATGACGCCGTTCTGTACACCAAGTACGGTTACACAGGAGAAGGCAGAGAAGAAATAAAGATCGCTTCATGGCCGCTGGGATACCGCATATCCAATGACGACATCATTTCTAATGATCTTGTGTATGGAGATGGTCTGCATTCGCCAGCGCATGAAAACGACATGCAGGAGCATCGTGAGAAATACTTCAGGCGCATGGTTGCTGAGTGGTATTACGAGCGACACGAAAACACAAAGGTCCAGCAGTTCTTCTTGGATCAGATTATGATGCGGACGGCTGTTGTTCAAACTGCGCCTATGCACTGGCTTATTGACGAAGAAAAGTTCAGGCAAGGCTGGACCGAACAAGAGATGGCAAGGCTGATGGAGAACGTGCTTCCAGATAAAGATAATTATAATAAAGGCGACTATGGATCACAGGGCGATGTTCGCTTCCTGATCGCGCTGTTAGGTATGCTTAACTACGATCAGGTCATTCACCTGACCCCTGAGAAGCCGCAAAAAATCACACATATGCGTTTTGGTCGTAAGCTGCCTGAGAACGAATACAAGCTGGTTACGATCCAGCTTCCAAAGCCGCGAGGCGTTCGCATATACGAGAAAGAATTCACCGGCCACGGCACACCAAAAAGGCAGCATTGGGTGCGAGGGCATTGGCGCAAGATCAAAGGTCGTGCTGATCGCACTTGGATCGGGCCGCATATCAGAGGTAACTCTGAATTGGGCACTATTGTCCATGACTATAAGCTAGAAAAGAAGATGAGTTAAGGAATGAAAGAGGCACTGCAAAAGATCAAAGAAGAGATGATGAGGCCAATCTACGAGAAGCGCAGGCATCTTGGGTGTGAAATATGTGAAAATTCCTTTTATGGTTACTACAAACCTAAATCACGACATAGATTCCACGCCGTGCCAAATGGCAAGACATCACCGCATCCCACAAAGAAGGGCTGGCTTACAGTTCATACGCATGACGATGTTTTTTACCCAGAATGCCCGGATTGCGGCATAGATGCTTTCGTGAATGACTACAAGCAAGCAAAGATCAACATAGAACACGAGAAAGAACAAAAGCGTAAAAACAAGGCCGCAGCCGAAAAGCGCAAGGCAACCATAGAGCGCAAAAGAAAAGCTTATTGGGATAGGGTCAGACATGTGAGAGCAAACCCTAATGATATCACTATGGAAGAGTTAAAAAACTACGGGTTCATTGAAGCGCTAGTTGGCAGACCCTACTATGGCAGTCGGGACAAGGAACCGTTCTGGGATCAGGATGGCGTCAAAAACGGGAAGTATGTAGTGCAGTTTCACTCCCATTACAAAGGCCATAGCAGATCGGGAAAGACGCATTACTACAATAATTGGTTCAACATAGAGGATACCGAAACAGGCGAAAAAATTCATGTGTCACAGAGAGGATAAACACGGTGAATTGTTCGTGTTCGTGTTTCGTTCTGGTTACCACTTACTACTTACCACGGTGGTAAGTAAATGGTGGTAAGTAGATAAAGTAGAACAATTTCAATGGGTTATTGGTTACCACTTACTAGTTGCAAAGACTGCGAGAAGTAACCAAAAATGGGGTTGTAAGTTATTGAAAACATTCAAACTTACTACTTACCATTTTTTACCCCTATAAATAGGGGGGAAGGTGTACGAACCTTCCCCCCTGTAGCGTGAGGTCAGACATGGACGATAAAACCGACGATGAGATGACATACGAACAAATGATCGAAATCATATTGGACGCTAAAGCAGAGCGAACAGGAATGATTAACGCAGGGTGGAAACAGACAGAGAGCGGTCAGTTCTACTACCCAGATGATGATAACCCCAACGTAATCCATCTAAGCTACTAGGAGCGCATTATGCCAAAGGTTGGCGAGAACCTATCCAAAGAAGCATCACTGGCCGGACAGAAGCGTCTAACGCCGCAACAACAAGAGTTCCTGAACAACTACCTGCATAAGGACATGACACAGACAGGAGCGGCCCGTGAGGCTGGCTACAAGAACCCTTCAGTGTCCGCAGTGCGCTTGCTACAAAGCAGCGTCGTACAGGAACGCCTACAAGAGATGAGGCTAGAAGCACAGTCACGCTTCGGTGTCACAATAGATAAGTCCATTCGGGATCTGAAAAAGATGCGGGATGAGGCGTGGAACGCCGGTAAAATCAGTGAGGCCATTCGGGCTGAAGAGCTACGCCTGAAGGCAGCAGGGCTACTGATCAACAAGCAGCACGTTGTGAAGGAAGATATTACCGCTGCAACCAAGGAGCAGATTACCGAGAAACTGGCTGAGTTCCGCCGTTTGGCTGAGTCCAGAATGGTAAATGTCACACCGGATGTAGACGTTATCGAACATGACCCACAAGATATAGTATAATATAGCGTAAGTCCCACTAATCCCCACTCTGCACACCGCGTGGGGGGAGGAGGCGGGGACTTCGGGGTTTTCCAGAAGAATTGTTCGGGATCGGGGCCATCGGGGTCGTCGGGTTCGGGGTCTTCGGGCTTCGGGCTTGACTTCGGGCTTCGGGATCGGGGTATGATCGGAGTATCCTCCCTCGACTCGCCCGGCCATTGGGTGCGATCAGTGGCCGGGCCTTTTCGGGGTCGGGCCGAACCCGTACAATTGTTCGGGATTTTGTCCGGGGGATCTGTGGACTCTGAGGATCAATCCTCCACCCCGGAGTCCACGTTCCTCCTTCGTAATCACCCGTACAATTGTTCGTATTGAATCCGGGGAGGAAGTTCTGGAGGATAATCTGTATGATGTCGCAAAAAGTGTTTTTTTCTTCTTGACCCTGGTCGCAATGACTGCTATATATAATACGTCAACTAAGGAGGAAGCTATGCCTAGATTAGGATTCGGTATTGCGAGTGTAGGAATGCTGCTTCTCGTATTGCTAACAGGAATAGAGCCGACGACAGACGCAGCGTTCTGGGTTCATGTCGGGCTAATGTACATCGCGGTCGCAACCCTCGGACTTGGAGCGGTGTTGATGTACAAGAAATAGATTCAAGGCAGCCCTTGGATCTGACCCCCGGATTGCACGGATCCGGGGGTTTCTTTTTGCCCGCAGCTCAGAACCCGTACAATTGTTCGTGTTACCAATGCCGACATTACCACTGCTGTCTATCCGTGGAAGAAGTATCAAATGATACTTTTCTTTGCTTTTTCTTGTTGACAGGTGTGCAATGATTGCTTATATATATACACATCAACCAAACAAGGGAGGCCGTCATGGCACACTCAAACTTTTACAAGTACGACGAAATCGAAGAGCGCTTTGTTGATTGGATGAATGACCAAGACATGGAGTGGCTGCGTAACAATAAAGACGACTGGCATCACCACGCTTTCAACATGGACTACTACATCATCGGCACTTACAAGGCCGAGCAGTGGATGGGTGATAAGGCTTTCGAGATTATCCGTATTGTCAAAGAGTATGAAGAAGAAAACTTCGGCGAAGTGACAACTGATCTCAGCGATCCAGAGCGGGTCGTCAATATGTACGCCTACATCGTAGGCGAGGAGGTTGTCCACAAATGGCAATAAAAAAACTTTACTTTGCTTACGGCTCTAATCTGAACGTTGAGCAAATGTCATACCGCAGCCCAACGGCAACGCCGTTGGGGTCTGCATACTTTCCGGGCTGGCGGCTCGTCTTTCGGGGCGTGGCCGACATCGAAGCCGGGGAGCCTGAAGACATGCTCCCGGTGGGGATCTGGGAGATTGGTCCGCAGGATGAGGTGGCCCTTGATAGGTATGAAGGCGTCAAGCACGGGCTTTACCGTAAAGTCATGATCAACGGGATGCTGACTTATCAGATGAACAGATCGGGCTATGCTTACCCTGACATCGGGTATTTCAAGACCATCCTTCGGGGATATCGGGACTTCGGGCTTGATGAATCGGAGCTTTACAACGCGCGGGACTACTCGGAGGATATGTCTTGGTTTCGGGAGGAAACGGGATGAATTGTTCGGGATTTCGGGGTCTAAATCGGGGTCGGGCTTTCGGGTTCGGCCCTTTTTTGGGTCTAGGTATCATATGATACCCAGTGAAACCCGAACAATTGTTCTGGTTTGCTTGCCAATTTTTTTTGGCCTCGGCATCAATAATTTTGCCGCGCCCAACGTCTATATTTTGAAGCCTAAAAAAACCGCACAATTGTGCTGTTTTTCGCTTCACATATGCAATCAATGCATGCTACAACAATAGGGAAGGGCGAAGCTATGCCCACACATCAACCAAAAAAGTGAGTAAAATCAATGACTAACATGATCGAAAATGACGTTTTCTTGCAAGGCGGCGCTGAAATAGAAGTCCACAACAGGCGCGGTGTTCATCTAAATACCGATGAATGGCAAAGGCGTTTAGACAATGCCGGTTTTTCATGGGTGCAAGCAAAGTATGACGCCAGCCCTAATGTAGATTGTGAATTCGTATTGCCGCCATTCAATCTGCATTTTGCCGGTGGCGTCAAAAATGACATCCAACGTTTGCTGGCATTCATTGAAGATAACGGTGGCCGCGTTTCAAAATCCGGTTGCGGTTTGCATGTGCATGTAGGTAACCGCATGGTTAAGGGCATGTCACCTGCCGATCACTGGGAAGCTTCAAAGCAAGCATTTGCCGCGCCAGATCGTTGCTATTATGTTGCGCCAAATCTGACAGACGTTATGCCGCTTGCATTGGTCCGCGACGTTATCCAGCGTTATGCCGCACACCAATCTGACATTGATGCCATTCTGGCACCGTCACGGCGCGACGGTGGCAATGCTAGCAGGTTCTGCCGTTCCATTCGTTCTATTGGATTTGGTGGCCATGCCGCCGATAGGTTTGCAGTATCAGACACTGCATCAAGCATGGCAGATATGTTGGGCGGCAAGTTTGGTGCAATTAACCTGCAAACATGGTCACGGCTTGGCACTGTTGAATTCCGCCAGCATCAATCCACACTGGACATTGAAAAGCTTGAAGCTTGGTGTCTGCTATTAGATGCGCTTTTTCGTTATAGCGACGCACACCGTTTGGATTATGTATCGCCAGCAATCACCACAACAGCAACACCAGAAACGCCGCACCGCGCTGGTTCGCGTTTGGCGGTCATGTGGGACATGTGCCGCCGTGATGGTGGCGCGCATGTGTCTGATATCAGCGCGGCCACCGGTTGGACCGCTGATACAATCCGCGCCCGTGTTTCAGAATGGCGCAACACGCATGGCGATCAAGCGGTGATCACTCACACACAACAGGCATACGGTCACCGGTACGGTTCCAGCAATGGCGGTCATGATCTCAATGGTTATGAGATTGCGCGGCAGGTGGAAACAACGGTTGCCGGTGGCGTCGCGCTCTATCCGGAAAACCGGCGCGGTGTAACGTCAATATGGGCCGGTCTAGACGATCAAACGTTTGAATTCTTCAACACGCGACGCCAAGCCCTATCATAGGGCTGGCATCATCCCCAAGACTAGGCCGCCGCTGGCGGCCTTTTCTTTTGCGCGGTAGGGTAGATGGTACCCGTACAATTGTTCGCACTCTGTGAGCTTCCTAGCGCCAGCAATGGCATACGCTCAAAATGAGCGGCGCTAAGGTACCCTATCAAAGCGCTCAAAATGAGCGTCGGGGCGGGGCGGGATATACCATCCCCCCTAACGCTCAAAATGAGCGGGCCGCGCTTCGCGCCCTATTTCCCACAAACGATCACCAAAATCTTTGCCCTTTACATTCTGCAATCTTTGCACTATGTTATGGATAGATCGACTTAGTAGTGGGCTGAAGAAGCACGGAACGGTTGGTTTGGAGGCTGGAGTTGGGGTCGTCTTGAAAGCCCCTTCTCCCGGCCTCATCAAACGGTAAAAGGAGGGCAAGATGCCAAAGTTTGTATTGAATGTTGGCGAACCTATTGAGTTTGAGGCACCGGATGCCACTGGTTTCTTGGACGCGTGGCGTAGTGTAAACCGTTCTGCTGACGCGGACGATGGCGCATGGATGCGTACAGCGGCGTCCCTTGCATGCGATTGGAGTGGCAAGCCCATTCGTTTTGAAAGCAGGGAGATTTTTGCTTCTGACATGATGCGTCATGGTCTGTTAGAGGAGGTTCAGGGTGTATAAGGCAAAAGAATCCTACAGCATGTGGGACGGCAAGGAGCTTCGCAACAAGCGCAGTTCTTTGGGCATGACGCAGGCTGCGATGGCTCGTGCGTTAGGTGTGAGCCATCGTATGTATTGTTATTACGAGAATGAGGGTCAGAACATACCGAGGTCTGTGGAGTTAGCTGCGTCTTATTTAGCGTATAGGGACTCTGACGGCTTGGTTAAAGTTGCTGCAAATCCGGCAGGTACCCTAACATCTTTTGATCGTGATCGTCTTAGTCGTTTGTGTTTGGTTCTTGACTCACATGAGGGTGCGGACGCTGATACTGACCGGTTGTTACGTCAGTCTTTGAAGGAAATTGACTATCTGTTGTCAAAATTTCCTGAATAACATATGATTCCTCTTAGATTTTCATCAAAGGGGCAGTTGCATGGCAAATTTTATGGGGCCGATGGCACCGCCGCAAGCGGCACCGCCACAACCAGCGCAGTTGGACATACGCACAAGTCCGAACCAGAGAGCGCAGTTCAAGTCGTTCATGCAGGGGATGAGTGTCCCACCTACTACTGCGCCAATTGCCCCTATGCTTCCGGCACCTATGCCGTCCCCCATGGATCAGATAGACATTTTTGCTCCTGCGCCGATGGCTGATGGTGGTGTTGTTGGTGGTTTGAATGATTTGCAGCAGATGTCTGGTCAGATGGTTGATGCGTTGAACACTGTTGTTTACGGCGGTGGTCAGGGTATGGGTGGTGGTATTGGCAGTGTTATGCAGACGCCGCCCGGATCGTTACCTTCTGCTTTGCCGAACATTGAGAGTGGTGTTTACAAGCAGCCGATGAACACGCCTATGGAGATGCCGTCTGGTTTTCCTTTTGCCAATAGCATGACCATGCCGCAAGCAGGCGGTAACATGAGCGGTGGTGAGCAGATGACAGGCACCATGGCTGATTATCGGCAGGCTCAAGAGGATGCGCGTCGCCAGCGTGAGAGCGGCTTCATGGGTCGTGTGGTGTTGCCCGGTGAGATGTCTTTTGAGGAGTTCTCTATATTTCAACCGCAGTCTGATTTATTACAGCAGGCTCAGTTATATGAAGACGGTGGTCCTGTTCGTATGCGTCGTGGCGGCGTTACCTTTGAAAGTGGCCGCACTTATGAGACTGGTCGCGGCATTGGTGAGCAGAACCGTGAGATGGATGCTCTTGAGAGAGCGGCAGCAATGTATGAAGAAGACCCCGGAGAGGGCGCAGGGATTGATATGGGGTTCCCCGATCCCGCTCCCGCTCCTGTCCCACAGGATGAAGATCAATATGACGCTGTTGTCAGTTCAATAGACAACATTTTAGATAAGCTTAATAGTGGCGGTGGCGACGATATGGTTGGCAGCCCCGATGCTTATGTTCCTCCTGCCGGTGATACAGGAAGCACGGTTGCCGCATTTAATCCGCGTTCATCTCGTGCGGCTGACGCCAGCCGTTATCAGGCAATGGCTGATTATTTCCTTGATGATGAGGGAAATATACCTGCGCTGTCGCGTGACGCGCAATCGTACATAAAAGAAACTGGAACTCCTGCCGTAGCTTCTGTCGCAAAGCCAAGTATCACTCCTGATCTTGGTTTGGGCTTTGGATATATGTCGAAGCCTCTGGTTGAGGGTTCGGTGATTGACTTCCCATTTTATTCGTATCCGGAGCCACCAATCACTGATTCAAGCGCGGATCCTAACGCTCTTAGCCCTGCGGAAGAATTGGCCATAGCAAGAGGAAATCCGCCAACTCCGGGGCCGTATACAGGCAGCGGAGATTCATCTGTTCTTTTGACAGGTCAAGACGGTGACACTACTGGAGAGATTTACACCCCAGAACTTCAGTTAGCCAATTTGGCCAATCTCCGCATTACAGGCACTGGCAATGAAAAAATAGACGGAAGAAGCGTAGTTGACGATTTAAACAAAAGAACCGCAGGCGCGGATGCTGGGTTTAGCCCTGCTGGCATATTGGCCAAAGCCTTGGGTGGTGGAATGGCTACAAAAATTGCGAAGAATGTGCTTTCTGGTGATCCGGATGTTTTCCCGGTCATTGATTCTTCGACTAATCAGATCATTGGTTATTCTGGTGAGGGTGGTAGAGGTTATACGGGCCGTCCCGGTTATAACCCGCTTCAGGCGGGTTTGCGTGGAGGTGGTGATCGTGTCAGGTATGATCCGGCAACAGGCGCTTACTTTGTTGATCCTCTTGATCCTTCTGCTGGTAGTCCAGATGAGCAATCTGATATAGTTGAGATGAATCGTTTACGAGCGGCACAGGAAGCAGTTACACCTCCTCCCGCCGACGTTGCTGATCCTATTGTTCCACCGGCTGATCCAATAGTTACTCCGCCCTTGCCGCCTGTTGTAGCTCCCTCTCCCCGTGATCCCGTAGATATTACAGCCCCCATACTCACTGGAGGGGTTCCGGGCATTGGTCCTGCGGGTATTACGGCTCCCATTCTCACTGGTCCGAATATGGGCATTGATCCTTTGGCTCCTGTTGGTTTGCCGCAGTCGTTCTTGGATTTGTTGACACAGCTTAATCGTCCTGCGCCAAGGGCTATGCAGGATGGTGGCGCGGTTTTGGACAAAGCTGCGGATGATTTCTTGGGGGCGCTGAAGTCTGTAGCGTAACCGCATGGATGATTCCTTTAACATTCCTACCGAGTTTCTTACTGACGCTGAGTTAGATCAGCTTAGTAAGCATTTAGATAAATATAAAGAGTTGCATGAGCGTGATGCGCTTCAGGAGAATTTCTTGGAGTTTGTTAGGCATGTGTGGCCTAGTTTTATTGCTGGCAGTCATCACAAGATATTTGCTGACAAGTTAGAGCGTGTTGCGAGTGGCAAGTTAAAGCGTTTGATTGTGAACATGCCTCCGCGTCATACGAAGTCTGAGTTTGCGAGTTATTTGTTTCCTGCGTGGGTTATGGGGCGTGATCCTCATACGAAGATTATTCAGGCAACGCACACGGCGGAGCTTGCTGTTGGATTTGGCCGCAAGGTAAAGAATCTTTTGGACAGTGAGATTTATCGTGATGTGTTTCCTGAGATGGAGTTGGCTAGGGATGCGAAGGCGAGTGGTCGTTGGTCAACGAATGAGGGTGGTGAGTATTACGCTGTTGGTGTAGGCGGTGCGCTAGCTGGTCGTGGTGCTAATCTGTGTATTATTGACGATCCTGTTTCTGAGCAGGATGCGTTATCACCAACCGCGCTGGACAACATTTACGAATGGTACACATCAGGACCGAGACAGCGACTACAGCCGGGCGGGTCGATAATCATCGTGATGACGAGGTGGTCGATCAGGGATTTGACAGCGAAGGTATTGC